TAGCTCCTGCTAATAAATTTAATTCTGTAGGTGTAGCAGTAAGTGTAATTGTTGTACCATTACCAAGGGCCGTATAAATTTCATTAAAGTTGGCGTTTATAATTGTACCGCCGGCACGTAAGTTTGTACCTGTTCCATCGTTTTGTACAGAACCTAAATTAAGAGTTTGTTTAGCCATTGATTATTCTTTTGTTATATTTATACATATATTAAGGTGTTGTATCATCAAAAGTTTCAGTATCACTGTCAAAGAAAGTTAAAGTGTTATCAAAAGAATTGTCAGGAGTTATTAAAAATACTTCACAAGGTATTGTTAATTTTGTTTTCATAAACCTACCTAAATCAGTAGCTGTAAATGCTAAAGTATTATCTGTACCATCTAAAGGTGATCTTGTACCGAATGTTACATTTTTACTTAATTCTTCAAACGAATAATTTGTTCCTGATTGTCGTGTAAATGATCTAATTACTTCTCTATTAATTGTACCATATCTTGGTCCTGCATATACAAATCCTTGAGCTATATTCACGTTATTAAATATTCCTCTAGGTCTTGATGTGTAAGCAATGTTAATAGGTAATCTACTTAACGTAACATCTCTTGTTGTATTACTAAAATTAGATACTGTTGATTGGTTAAAATCAGCAGACACTCCGAGTTGTGCATTAGCTCTTAATGTTGTACCGTCAGTCGGTGTACCTAAACGTCTACCAAATATAGTTGAGAATAAAGTATTAATGATTCCAAATAAAGGAGAATCTACTACGCCTGAAATAGCACCAGTTAGAGGTGTTGATATTTGAGCATTTATTACACTTTCTATATTAACTTGTCCAGCTAAATAAAATCCTGCTGTATGCATTGTTTTTTTAAAATCATCACGCCAATCCACAATAGAACGACCTACTTTAATTACATAAGAAAAGTCTTGATAGTATAAACTATCTTGTACTTTGATTGTATTTTCAGAAATAAATCCATCTTCATTTACAAATCTTCCTTCATTATCTCCTACAGCTCCAATAGTCAATGTAGCTGAAGCGTTAGTTGAAACTTTAATTGTTCCTTGTGTACTTGATAAAACACCTGTAACAGTTTTTGTTCCGTCACCTACTACGATATTAGAACTTACATTGCGTAATCTTAATAATCCTAAACTTGGAGTCCAACTTCTAACTATTGCTGTTATTCCACCAGTTATATTTACATTTTCATCAGGTACAAAACCAGTGCCTAGAATTTGTGTAAGAATTACTTTTTTTGTAAATGTTAAAACTGGAGGCGTAGGAGCTAATTGATGATTTATGCCAGATTCAATTATACTTAAATCTTTTATTCTACCTATATCTCCTCCAAATAATTTTATTAATGCACCTGTTCCTGTTGTTGATGAAACTATGCATGAAGGCAATGAAGTATATCCTGAACCTCTATTATATAAATAAATTTTTGTTATATCTTTTACACCTGTACCAGATTCTTGCATCATTTGAGAACCTGCATAAGTATCTCCTAATAGTGTATCTGTTTCTAATAATATATGATCTCCCGAATCATCTTCGTTTAAAACACCACCATTTACAACGGCAACAAATCCTGCTGCACCTCCACCATTTGTATTTGCATTATTAAAAACTAATGAATCTCCTACATTGTAATTTACACCGCCTTGATCTATAATATCTCCTTGTACAGAACCCGAATTTAAAGATTTAATTTGTACAACAGCTCCTAAACCTCCACCTGTTATAGTAGCTTGTTCATTTACAGTTTCAAAAGCACCATCAGCTATAATATTTTTTGCAATAGGTATGCCTGTAATTTCTCCTGTAATAAAAATATCATCATCATCTTTTTCGGTTCCTTTTACCGTTTCTCCTATAACAAACGTTCCTACTATAGAATCTTCATTTAATGTAAATTCAACAACTGATATAGAGTCTAATGTATATCTTACTTCATTTTCAACTATAGCTGTTGCCTTTGAAGTTACTCCTTCTATTGACCTAGAAATTAATCTTGATGTGTCTCCTAGTGTATTCACAACTCTCATAATTTTACCTGTCGACCATTTGCCGTCAGATACTCTTAATAATTGTTCACTAGGATAAATTGTTTCTGAGTTTTCTCCAAATAATAATTTAAAAAATAGTTTGTGTCCTGATATTGTACCTTTTGACTTATATAAAGATTTTACATTTTTTATTAAACTTCTTTTATTAGTACCATCTTTTAAGGTTTCAGGAAATGTGTTTAAAAATTCATTTCTAAACTGACTTAAAAAATTTGATATAACTTTATCAGGATCTCTAAAATTTAATAGTTCTTGTATTGTATTTACAGGATTGGGTTTATAGTTGCTAATGATGGCATGTGCATTTGAAGATGCTCCTATTATTGTTTCTCCTTTTAAAAATTTGTCTTGCGATACAATGAATAACCTTGTGTTATCTAAATCTTCAGTTATCACTGTAGTTGTTGCTTTAGAAGTTTGTCCTACAATTATTTCTCCTGCTGTAAATTTGCCAAATTGTGAACTTTCATAAATTAATTTATCACCATCATCAATAACTGTTCTATCAGCTTGAATAGAAGTACCATCTAGTAATAATAGATTTGTTTGGTTAGTTTCTGTTTCTAATAGTATACCATCAGTACTTTCAATTGAAATAACCGATAACTCGGCTGATTCCATAAAAGCATAATATGTTTGTAAAAACTTTAGAAATTTAGGATGTTCTTCAAGTACAAAATCAGGTACTTGTGAACCTATAAGACTTGATATTTTGTCTTTGAAATTAGCCATAGTTAAAAGCTATTTGATGTATTGTAACCTACTCCGGCATTTGCTGAACCACCTATAAATGTATCAGGCTCAACAGTAATAATAGAATTTGCAATATCTAATTCAATAATTTGGTCTCTAACGGGAACTATGTCATTTGAATTTGATTTTACCGTTAATTCAATAACAATAGATGCAGCACCATTAATATTTTGAATTTGTGAAATATTTAAAGATGTTAATATAATATGTCCAGTAAGATAGTTAATAGAACCTTGGTAAGTATTTGCATAAGTTTTTATACCAGATATAAATGTATAACGTCTTATATTTCCCGAACCATCATCATCTAAAAAATATATATTTGCAGTATCACCATCAATTTTAAATCCAGTTGATTCTAAAATACCACCTTGTGTTGCATTGTAACCTGTTACAGGATTATATAATGCGTTTCTAAAATATATATCATATCTGTTTGATGAATTTAATATAGGTTTAAAAGTCTTTTTAATTTTGATTGTTGTAATGTTAGATACTATACTTGCGTCTGTATTATCAATTATAGAAGTAAATTTAGAGTATCTAAAAACACCATCAAATTTTTGTAAGACATCTAAATTATATTCTGTAATTTTATCTGTTATATCTGATTTTAAAGTGTCAGAAGATTTTGTTGTTAATCTTGAATTATATTTTACATTAGAATTTACTAATATACTAGTTATTTCTGGGTCTACAATAATTGGCCTTACTGATACCACATTGAATTTTTTTAATTGTTTAACTATACTCTCTTTAGTAGAAGTTGTTAACGTAGAACCACTGGCCGCTTTGATTGCAATTTTAACTGTACCATAAACAGGAGTTTCATCATCTTCTCCACCCCATACACTGATTGATGACGTATTAGGATAAATTGATTTTACAATTGTTTCATAATCAGTTGTAGTTACTGCACGATTTTGAGCCGAGTATTGCAACGGTGCATTAAAACGAATTGACTCTTTTGATTCTGCAACTGTACCGCCTTGTGAAATAGAATTAGTTGTAATTGTAATGTCTGAAAATCCACCAATAGTTGTTGCTAAAGTAAATGTAGAAGCTCCATTAGACTCATCTCTATTTGTTACAATGTATTCTAAAATTACAATATTTCCATCAACTAGTTTTTTACCAATCACTCCGTCGCCAAAATAAACTTCAAATTTGCCTTCTTCTTCTTCTTGTAAAAAATAAACATTCGAAGTTGAGTCTATATCTACATAACTGTTAACAAATAAAAATTCAGTTGTAGTTGTATCGTTGGAACTATTTTGTACTGAAACTTTTAATGTTGTTGTATCTACATTTGAATTTTGAATTACAAATTTTTGGTCAGCATCATTTGTATCTACTGTATATCTAAATGTAACTGCTGTGCCCTCGTATATATCTATATTATTAAAAACGTAAAGTCCATTTATTGATGTAATAGTATAATCTTCATTTGTTAAATATTGATACGCTACGCCATCAACTGAAGTTGTAAAAATTGTTCCCGATGGCATAGTGATAGATGAACCTGAACCATCATTTATAGTTAATTTAATATTTGCTTTAGGTGATCTTACAGAAGAAGGTGTATACCCCAACATTTTTGCTAATGATACAATATTTTTTCGTATATCAGCACTGTCTAAGTACATTTCGTTTGCTAACATGTTAGCATTAAATCCTAGATAGTGTGTATTGTATGCTAGTACATCTAAAAGTATAGAGAAGCCTGAGCCTTCAAAATTATAATCTGAAAATTCTGATTGACTCTGTAAAAATGTTTTTAAATTTGCTTTTATACTATCAAAATCAAAATCTGATACTTCTAATTTGTTACTTGCCATGTTATCTTAGTCTTTCTAAAAATGTTTGTACTTCTATCAGATCATTTGAACCAATAACGTAAAAATAAATTCTTAAATCATATGAATTGCTATCAATATT